AAAGAACTCGGATTTCGCCCGAAAGAGCTACGGAGTCGATTGGGATACGGAACAATTCGAAAATGTCCCCGTCTTCCACGACCGCCGCGATTTCATAACCACCAATGCCCGCAAGGACACCGTTGGCCATGCCCATGCCACCGCGATTTCGAAAAGTCGCTGCAGCACGTGTGCCGGTTAGTGTTTCAGCTGCCATTGTTCGTTCTCCTAATTAAACGCCACGAGCCAAGCTGAGGGCCGTTGCGTCGGTGAGGGTGACGGTGGTAATCACCGCGAGATTCTTAGTTAGGGTTCTGTGTGTCATGATCCCATCCTAAGAATCGGCAACACCGGCAGAGAAGAGCGTCAACAACCCATTTGCTTTGGTGTTGAAGAACAGCTTTTCAACGCCGAGATTGGCTTGAATGGCCACACCCTTACGGAACTCATAGTCCGTGTTGTTGATCGCCGACTTCCACCGTTTGGCCCACGCCACTCCGAGGCATTGAGCCCCGCAGAAGTAGTTGGGGGCCACGTCGATAGAACCAGCGCCAACTCCGGTTAGAATCGCAATTTCCGGAACTTCGCGGATGATCACGCCATCCCAAACCAAGTCGCCATCTGTGAACAGAGGGTTCGTAGACCCGCGCTGCCACGCTTCGCGATTGGCCTGAGTGATCGTGGAGTCCGTTTTAAAGTCGCGGAATGACAGGCTGTTGCAGAAAAGAACAAACCATTCCTCGTCCTCGTTCACCGTGACCGGTCGAATGTGGGGATCAGCAGTCTTCGCCATGCGTTTTGCGAGAGATACCATTCCCGCATCCAGCTTGTCAGCGCTGTTATCGATGTTGGCCAATGAAGCCGAGTGATCGGCAGCGCTGAGGTTCGACTTGACAGCCCCAAACAGGAGCCGGTCGGAGTTGTTGGTAGTGTACGTGTCCTTGTTTGCTTCCGAAGCCGCCGAGTATTTGGTGAACCCGCCGTCTGCCGTTGCGATTGCGCCGAAACCATCAATAATGAGGTTCCGAAGCTTCTCCATGGACCACGTGCGAAGAGCAGCCTTCGCGGCATTGCGAAGTTGGATGCCGGTCTTCTGGTTTTCTTCGTCCGTGACAACGACGCCATTCCGGCGGGTTGTAACGTTGATCGCATGTCCGAATTGGTCGAGGCTCTCTTCCGAACCTTCCAATGCGGCATTTCCTTCCACGCCGTCAGAATTCAGGCGGTGTAGAAGTTCAAACATGATGTTATCACCAGCTTTTTTGGTGAGGTCTTCACGAACCTGGATGATCGAATTAACGGACTGACCCATGTACTTCGCGAACCGGTTCTTCCGAACCCACTCGACAAAGAACTTGTCGTCCCAAACTGTTTCAACTAGATTCGCAGCAACTGTCGTTTCAGCCATAGTATGTTGCTCCTAGTTTCCTGGGGGTAAAAGAACGTCCAAATCTGTCGGACCGGCCCACTTTTGCTTTCCACGTGCTGCAACAGAGGATTCGTCCGCCAGCGACTCAGGTTCAGGATTCTCCACAATTTCCGTCCTGCCACCGTCCGCTTTGGATTTTTCGTCATGCTCCGCAATAATCTTTTCACGATATTTGCCAAGGTCCCCGCCAACTTCCTGCAGAAGCAACCGATCCTTCATCACTGTATAAGCGAAATGAGCCGGATTAACTGCCTTAATTGCAAGGCCGTAAAGGTGAGGTTCTCTGGCCACTAACTTTGACCAGTTGGCTTTCGGGTCCCCTGGGGCACCCATTACATTGTTAAAATCATTAATAGTGCGGGCGCAAACGTCCCAAGCAGAATTGACCCGAGTGTTTTCCGCTGTGTCCTTGTCCCATTGTGCGGCCCCTTCCGGGTACCTCCGGGAGTCGGGTCGAGCGGGTTGGTTCGGAGCCATAACAGCGGCTTCGGGTTGAGGCGCAGTAGCTCTGGCCAGCGCGGCCTCGGCTTCCTGACGCTTCCTGCGTTCGTCCTGGAGGGCAGAAACCGGAACATGTCCTGACGGCGGCTCAGCATTTTCTTCGCCCGTAGATTCTTCGGCTGCTTTCGACGATTCGTCGGGTTCAACAGCTTTAGACTCCTCAACTTCCGGCTTTGAAGATTCATCAATATCAGATGAAACTACTTCGCCTTCAGCTGAAAACATTTCGTCCATAGAAGTTGGTGTATTTACTTCAACCTCAGTCATTTCTGCTCCTTCGCCCGTATCGTCGGCGGCACGTATCGCCCGTTCCTCGGCGGCAGGTCGGCGCAAATGCAACGCCATTAAAATCTAGTGCGGGGCACTAGAGCACCCCTTGATATGGTCTGTCAATGTCCAAACTATGCACTTGGCGTTGGCCGCCGCGCATCGGCATACGCCTTCGCGGCCTTAGCTAGGGCTTCTTCCGTTTTAGCCAGAGTAAGTTGCGTATCCGCTTGAGTTTGGTCGATAATTTCAGCTGTCTCAGCCTTAATCTTAATGACTTGAGCCTCTGCCAAACCAGTCTTGGCGTTCTTAGCTTCAATGTCGGCCAACTCACTTTGCTGAATAACTTGTTGAGCAGCTTCCTGGGCTTTAGCTTGTTCATTATCCTGTCCATCCAACATTTCAATAAGATCGCGCTTGTTGTGAACTTGACTCGCGGCCAAGTAAATCTTCGGGGGAAACTGAATACCAGCCTTAGCCAACTCTACCAACTCGGCAAACTGTTCCTGCTGAATGGTAATTGTATCCGGCACGTCTTCAATAATAATGTCCACGTCCACGGATGCAATATCATTCGCAATCCGCACGACTTCCTGGGACTCAGGAATGAACTGCATTTGTCCCTCGGCGTAGGCTATCTGTTCCTCAGACGCGTCGTTGGCCTGCATTTGGGCTAGGACTTCCTGCCCCCGGGTAACTTGCTGGTTAACGACGACAAACTTGTACTTGTCTTCGTTTCCTGTGACCCGGAACCAGCGCTCTTCGTTCCAGTACTGTTTGACCCTAGACCACATTTGCTTATAACACCGGACTTCCCAATCCGCAAGGTTATCAAGGGGGTTCGAAAGTTCGGTGAGCCCACCTTGTTGTCTTGCAAGTAACGCCCGACCGCTTTCCTCACGGTCAGATTTTCCCGTAAGACTGGCACTTGGCCCCATCTGTTCAATATCACTTTTTGCATCCTGCATTAGGGACAAATGCCCCTGGGTTTGGTCCTGGTTCTGTAGAATTTCGAACCGGGCGTCCTGGAATTGGACCTCAATCGCCCCGTCAGGTTTCGCCATTTCCTGACGCATCATCCGGGGGTCTCTAATTCCGGCCTTATCGTACACGATTTGGCGCATCGTGAGAAGGTGTAAGGATTTTGACCGACGCTTGTTCACTTCGTCCTGAGGCGAAATTAACTCCCGAACCACTCCGTAGCGATTTCCTTCGCGGTCACAGTAGGCCGAAACCAACTCCACAGGGCACTGGGATTCTCCATCGTGGTCCAAATACGGCACCACGCCACTCTTAAACTTTCCGCCGCGTGAGAAAATGCACCAATGCCACTGGGGACCTTTCTTGTAGTACATTTGGATCACCATGATCCTCTTGCGCTTCCTATCGGCCCATTTCATGGTGTCCGGAACGTCCTCAAATGTGTCTGTGAGTGGTTCCTGGGAAAAAGTTTGCGTGATGATATCTTCTTTTCCCGGCCAGCGGGCCAAGGCTTGGTCTTGGTCCATCCAGATAACGTGGCCGAAGTACCGAGCGTCCCGGAAGTCACTCTCGCGGGAGTGAGGATCGTAAAGAATCCTGTCCCATCGCCAGCGCTTCACGACGACCTCAAATCGAACATCAGGTGTCAGGAAAGTGGACTGGAGGAGCCTTCCCCTATCCGGTCCTTTACGCTCGACAACAATTTCAGCTCCGCCATAGCCTTCGATAGTAATATTGTCCCAAACTTCCGACTTAATCTTCGCAAAGCTATTGTTGTCGGCCACAAAACGAAGGGCGTTCGTTGCCGCGTCAGCTGAATCTTCATCGCCGGGTTCACGGGGGAAAGCACGAGGGTCAGAGCGCTGCTGTTTTTCAAGCCCATGGAGAAAGTCCATTTTACGCTTGATAAGATTTG